ATTCAACATAGGTGCCATATTGATCGTATGTAGGATCGCCAATGCTAACAGTTAGGCTTACTTCACCCTGCTGCACCCTGCGCCTTGCTTGCTGAAGTTGTTGATATTGTGTGAGATATCTCGGACCGTTTGGTCCATAATTGGTATTGTTAGCGTTATGATAACCGCTTGCTTGATTTGGTATTCGTTGTCCTGGTACTATGACAGGTTGAGCTCTTCTCTGTGCGCTATCATTTGGCACGCCTGGACGATAGCTCACTTGTCCGGTTATTGGATCATAACTGTTGGTAAAATTACCACCAACTGCCAGAGGTACCATATTACCGCCAAAGTTAAATGATCCAAATGAACCCAACAGATTGTAGATACCGAAACCGCTTACTGGTACAAATTCGTCGCTGCTTTCCAGCGGTAGATATTGATTATTATCGGGTAACTGACCCGCAGGCAACCCTGACAGACCATAGTTTTCTGGTATTGGTTGATCGCTCGGATTGATGCCAACATCTGTATCAGTGGCCACTAGGTCACCTGCACCCGGTGCGCTAGCATATACCTGTTGACCTTGCGGACGACTTACCTGTGTTCCGGGAGTGTATTGAGATCCATTCAATAGAGCTGTGTAGTTAGAACCACTTACTCCCGAAACAGAAGTCACGCTAGCTATTGGACTTACAATGCTAGGACGATCAGCAAAATTACTAGGTTGATAGATTGTGCCTGTAAGAGCACCGGGACCAGAGGAAGTTGGTATTGGAGCGGGCGTGTAATCTGGTTCTATGTAAGGAGAAGCATCGAAACCAAATTGACTAGCTAGCTCAGGCGTGATGACTCCTGTGTCATACTGCAGGGTTTCATAGTTTAACGTCATCCTGAAATCTTCCATGTCGCTGCTGGAAGTATCATGATTACCCCAATCAACACTGGCTATTTTTGGATTCAGATAGGTAACCAACGCATATTCTCTGTTGAATAGGCTATACACGTTCAACTGAGTGAAAAAGTTTGTTTGGTTAACCAACGGACGCAGACCCCAACCGGTGCTGTCATCAAATGTGGGATCAACAGGACTTGTACCCATGGTCATAGCAGATTTAGCTCTAGCATCACCAAAGTAATAGTTGAAATATTCAACCCACATGGTCAGCGGGCTGTTGTCTACAGTATCATATATAGACAGCGTCACCGGCTTGTATTCGGTCTTTGTATAAGCATAACGCTTGCGATTGTATTGGTTCAGTTCTCTCTGTTGTAGATCAACGTTAGGCTTGTCAACTGTACGGATCTTGAAGCTCACTCCACCTTGCCAGTTGCTGATGGAGAAAAGATTTGAAAACATGCTAAGAGCTTCTGGACTTACCACGAAGTTAGCATAGAACATGTACTTGACCCTGGGGATCTGGTACATGACTTGGCCGGGATTATTCGCTCCAAAAAAGACCGATGCGTAAGAAGTATTTTGTAAGATCGTAGCCATGCAGATATTTAGCCACAGAAAAAGCCGCTATAACAGCGGCTTAGTCCTGCATCAGATCGTCGAATTAACCGACTTGTGGTCCAAATCCAGTACGTACAGGATTGGTTGTCATGATGTCTGGATCCTGTGTAGCGTTATCGTAACGTATTGTAAGCGTGATCATCATTGATTCGCTGTTGCTGTAATCAAAAGTATCATAAGCAACTGTCTCGAGATAGCAACCTTCGAGATACCAGTTTTCAAGCACACCGTCGTTTGAACCGTCAAGCGTTTCAATTTGAGTATTGAACTTGTAGTTGATACCCGATAGGAATGATGTCTGATTGAAGTGATTCATCTGCTTCTGTAGCTGATAAGCTACCAGCGTGCTGACGCTGCTGTTGACATCGTCGCGCACGGTTATTTCTATGCTTTGCCACTCTGGTTTCTGCGCCAGATACATGATGTTATTGTAACTGTGGATCGGTGTGCTGTTATGCTGGATTTGAGGACGTCCAGCTGTAGCCACCTGCACAGTGAGTTCTGTGGCAGCACCCGGGGGTCCAAAGCTCTGCATGCTCACCCTGAAGCGATATTTCAGCTTCGGCATGAGGATGCCGTTACCGCTAACTCCTGGTACTATTGGCACGCCAAACTGGCTGAGTGTTGGTGTAAAAGCCATGTCCTAATCTCCTGTCTTGCAGAGTATTTATACGGAATGGTCTTGATAAAATTAGGGGTAGATTGTATGAAGACCACGCATGTGCTAAAATAGTATAGGAGGTATCATGTCCAGGAGATTTTGGTCAGATAAGCATGCGCTTGCTGTGTTACAGGTGGTAGCACACGCAGGGTTGGTCGCTCAGGTGATATACGGTCATTGGTACCATTGGATCATATCATTTGCAGTTTACTTCGTGACGGGCTGCTTCGGAATGACCATGACCTATCATAGACTGTTAAGTCACAAAAGCTGGCCTGCACCTCGGTGGTTTGAGATATTAGGAACACTCTGCGGTATCTACGGCCTCACGGGCAGCAGTATAGCATGGGTAGCAGTGCACCGCGAACATCATCATCACACAGATGACGAGCTAGATCCACACAGTCCCAAACACAAGGGATTCTTCTCAGCACAATGGCTAAGCATGTTTGAAACTCCAAAACCAAGATATGCTGTCCATTTGATACGAGATCCTTTTCATCTATGGTTACAGCAACACTACATTGCCATACATCTCGTAGTGCTATGCGCATGGTTTGCTATAGATCCAATGCTGATGCTGTGCTGTTATCTCACCCCAGCTGCTATCTTATGGAACGCAGGGTCATTCATAAATACCTTGACGCATATGGTCGGATATAGAAACCACAATACCAGAGACGATAGCACTAACATTTGGTGGTTAGGTTATCTAATGTGGGGCGAAGGTTGGCACAACAATCATCACAACAGGCCGACATCAGCAAAATTTGGCGAAAAATGGTGGGAATTTGACCTAGGCGGTTGGTTCATAGATAGACTCAGTACCAAGACAAAATCTTAATCTTGATTCGCCTTCTCGGGTAAAACATAATTATTTTGGATGAGGAATCAGAACGTGAGCAAATCAATCAACAAGCATCAACTACCCAGCATGGCTAATCTCAATCTATCAATTGATATTGAGAAGTTACAGCAGGCTTGCGATAAACTAGCAAACAAATTCATCGACGTAGAATCAGCTAATCCCATGCTCTGCATGAACCACGAACAGCTGGTCAAAGATGTCTACGAAAATTTTGAACAGATCAATCTCACAGTACCTAGTGAAATATTGCCGTTCGAAGCTAGCATAAAGGAAAGGTTGCGCCGCCGCGAGGAACATCTTTATAACGTACCAACCGAGGATTACACCGGTAGTTATTTCCAGGAAATTGTAACCCAGTGCAAAGCCCCAGCGAGCAGAGTGCGCATAACCAAGCTTGCTAGCGGAAAGGTCATCCCATTCCATGTAGACTACGACGTTAGCTATGCTGTAAGATGCATAGTGCCTATCTACAGCGACAAGGAGGTGGTAAACTTGTTCAGGCGAGACGGCAAGTTAGAAGCCTACACACTGGAACCAGGCAATGCCTATTTCTTGAACATAGGATATCCACACGCAGTCATTAACATGAGCAAAAATCCAAGAATCGCGCTGATGTTCAGTCTTGACGGAACCGATGATATAGAGGATCTATGATAATATTCAGTGATCGCATTTTCATATTGATACCCAAGAATGGGTGCAATAGCATAATGCGCGAATATGGCGTTAATGCTTGGACCCCACACAGGGGTAATGTCCACGAAGCATTGTTATATGTAGACGGCGACCATTGCCATTTGCCAGCAGCTAGCGTACCCAAGAGGTTCAAGCTGCTACCAACCTTTGCTATCGTGCGCAATCCCTGGGACAGGACTGTTTCTCGATACGTCTACAACAAACGCACGAAAAACATGGATATATCATTTGAAGATTTCGTTGAACAGCGTTATGTTGACAAGAAATACGCTAACGATCCTGGCTATGCTAAATGGGGGCCTGTCGCATGGACAGAACAGATCGAATGGTTGAATGACGACACAGTTGTCTATAAATTTGACGAATATGATTTCAAATTCCGCGATAATGTCTCGGTTAGAGACGATCATAACAGCTACTATAACAAACGCACAGCTGATCTAGTAGGCGACTATTACATAAACGACATCAAGCGATTTAACTTCGCTAAACCCGTGTTATAACATCAATGCTATGGCGAATCTCTAAGATAGACGACTTTAAGGATGATATACGTCAACTGTTCCAGCAAAACATCAATCACAAACACGCTGAGAATTATCTGAAGAATTCATTGCTGGAATACACTGTTTTCGCAAGAATGGCGTTTGATCCACATTTGATCTATTATTCAGCTGGCATAGAACGCCCGCAATATAATGGTTCCATACGCATAATGTCAAGGCATACTCGAGACGTAACCTACGACTTTGGTGGATACGCAGCTGATCTAAATCGCGGTTTAGAAACCCTAGATGCTTCTACAGATATGGCCATGAGCCTAGGTTATACAGACATATGGGTTTCTCGAGAAGAAAGCCCTAAACTGTTAGAATACTTCGGCAAGCACAGCAAGTACAACTGGAACGTTAACTTAGAAAAACTTCATCATGGACAGTATCAATATGTCCTACGCAAAGCGTAAGATTCTACTAACGACCATATCTTCAGTCTACGAAGATTGGGCGCCGTATCCAGTGGCCTGTCTCATATCGCATTGTTTGAAAAACGAATTCATACGCAATCATTATGAATTTCTTGAACCAGAATATCGCTACAAATGGGACGATGCGGAATTCCACGACAAGTTGAAGTCTGCCGATATATTAGGCATGACTTGCTATGTATGGAATCAAGTTGCCAATGATAAGATAGCACAGATATTCAAATCATACAATCCAACTGGCATCGTAATCTACGGCGGACCCAACGTTCCAGAAGATGACCTAGAGCAATACAAGAGATCATACGTAGATCATTACATCACAGGTCCAGGCGAATTAAAGTTTGAAAAGCTGTTGGATCCCAATGCTGATTCAGTCTATTCGATACCAACTCCATATAGCGACGGTATCCTAGATAAGATAATGGAAAAGGACGTAAACGTTGCTATCGAAACAAACCGTGGCTGTCCATATCATTGTGCGTTCTGCGATTGGGGCGGCGTTAGCAGAAGCAAGATTACCCAATTAGAAGACAACAGTGTCTACGCAAATCTTCTACACATCCTCGGCTATAAAGTCAAAAGACTAGAGATGTTAGATGCCAACTATGGCATATTCAAGCGAGATTTAGATTTCATTGAATTTATCGTTAAGCACAAGCAG